GGTGGAGACTAAACCACTTTTGAGTCTGTATCAGACTCTCAGCGACGGTGCCGTTAACAGTGTCGACCGGAACCTTGGTCGTATTCGACGGGGAGACGATGTCAACATCCGCACCCCTTTCCTTGATGGAATGGATGCCGCTGAAATTCTTAAGCTTTTCGAGAAGGAAGTTTGGGATGAAACCGACCTAGAAGACAGGTTAATTGAATTCGAGTACTCGAACCGCTCTAAATTTGGGCCCAGGTCTATCGCCAAACCTTCGAGTGAGCGTAGGGACGGTACTCGGATGTACTACGAGGTACGCAAAACTGGGACACCCTCAGTTCCTGCACTGCAGTCTAGTTATTTGCAGCCTTACAGCGCAAGTAATGTATTACAGTATCTGACGAATAACACTTCATCAGGTCTTCCCTATATGAGGAAGAAAGGATTAGTCAAGGAAGAAGCTCTCAAAGATTTGATTGCTCTTTATCCTCCAGCTGAGTCCATGGTTGTGGATGAGGCAAAACTTGATGCCGCTTACGAAGGTATTAGATTACCTGCTGTCCTCGGCACCAGAACTCAGGAAGGTAACAAAACCAGAGACGTATGGGGTGTCTCTATTTTGCAAGTAATATTTGAACAAAGGTATTACAGACCCTACCTGAATCTGGCTAAATCCAGACACTGGAGGTCGGTTCTCGTAGGGCCTGACGCAGTTGCGATGTCCATCACGTCTATTATTAGACATGCCTTGAAGGATGGACTGAAGCTGGTGTCGATTGACTTCTCTCGCTATGATCAATCGATATCCAAACAACTCCAGGAGGCAGCGTTTGATTACATTAGCCGGTCATTTCAACGGAAATTCCTGCCCGAACTGAAGCTTATAGCTAAAATGTTCAATGAGGTACCGTTAATTACACCTGATGGTGTCTGGCATGGGTCACACGGTGTACCTTCTGGATCTACTTGGACCAATGAAGTAGATAGCGTTGTTCAATACCTGATAGCAAAGGAGGTAGATGATGAAGAACACTTCAACATCCAGGGAGACGACGGAGCCTACGCAACGTCAGACCCAGAAAGGCTCAAAGAGGCCTTTCAATCCTATGGTCTCGAGGTCAATGAGGACAAATCCGATATATCGGATTTCTATCTGGTTTATCTTCAAAATTACTTCTCACCGAAGTATGAGAGGAAAGGTATCATTGGCGGCATTTATCCTGTTTATCGCGCTCTTAACAGGTTGGTGCATATGGAAAGGTGGGATTCAACCATCGGAGGCGAAGGAATTAGTGGAGATGATTTCTTCTCTATTAGAGCACTGGCAATTTTAGAGAATTGTAAGCACCACCCATTATTCCGCCGTTTGGTCGAATTCGTGCATAAGCATGACAAAAGAGACCTCAGGTTCTCTGACCAGGGTTTGGCCGAGTACGTGCGCAACGTCAGATCTAAAGGTAGTCAGGTGGCTCAAAACCAGTATGGTGATTTCGTTAGTGGTGTTAGGAGCTTTGAAAGTTTCAAGATACTCAACGAGTTGGGCTGAGCGCTATACCTTGGGGAGC